TTTCTTCTAATTTATCTACAAGCAGCCCAGCATCCATTGTATCCATTTCTCGAATCTTATCATTAACCGTATAAGACTCAAAATGATTCTCTATCATGGTTTCCCAATCAAACGTATGTTCAACTAAAGGATCACATGATCCTTCACCCATATAGACAACAATAGATACTCCGTGCTCATCTATATAAGTGCTTGTGTCAAGTTCTACTTTAACTATTTTATTTTCCATTATACATTCTCCAAGTCAGTATTAAATTGTTCGGCAGGATTGGTTGATTGCCAAAAGCTTAATGTTGTTTTAGATTCTTCAATCTGTTTCTTTAACTTTACAATTTCTTCATTTGTTGCATTTAAGAAACTTAATGCGAGCAATCTGTTTGTGTCACCTCCTAGCGCAGATGTCTCTTGCATTATTTGATTGACGACCTGTTCTTTAGTATTATTTTTATATACTATACGATCATCAATATTTGCTTGAATGAATTCCATTTTGACATTAAGCCATCGGACCTCTTCATTAAACTCTTCTATACGAGCGTCAATTCTCTGCTGCAATATACCAAGGCGGTAATCACAAAAGTCCTTTACAAGGTCTCGAGCATCTGTGTATTCGCGAAGTTTACCATCAAAATCAATAACTGTTAGGTTTTGAGCAAATGGCTTACTGAGTTTAAACTTGGTAATAAGTTTGGTATCTGTCCATTTAACCGAAGACAATTTGAGCTTTACTTCAAATCGGAAACCTTCCTTATTACATTTATCTTCGTAGGATACAATATCTCCATCTTCCTCGAGCTTATCGAGTACCTTTACATATCCTTCTCGGTCAAATCCGTATGGTACCTCTGTGATGGAGACGCCTGTTTTACCAGTACGTTTGAAGATACCATACGAAACATATTTGGTTGGGTCCTCTTTGGATTGCTCAACCATTCCTTTGAACTCAGGAAACATTACTTTAGGCTTTGTAGTTATTTTGCCTTTATCTAAATATTGTAAACAAGCTCTCTTTAAATCTTTTGGGTTGTGTGGTAGGATGTTAGTCGCAAATCCTGTCGCAATACCTTTTGTTCCATTGACCAACACTAAAGGTAGAATTGGCAAATAGAATGATGGAGGTTGATGCTCAGGATCTTCGTGAATAGGACTTAAATCAATATCCTTAATGTACTTATTGAAATTATCATGTACTCTTGAATAGACATAACGAGCAGCACCAGCTTCTTGAACCAATCGAGTACCAAATGATCCACGACCTTCAATTAAGCAGATGTTGTTATTCCATTCAGCAGCCATCAGTTGTCCTGCACCAGCCGCAGATGATTCTCCGTGGTTATAACCGTAATCAGAAATAATACCTGACACCGCAGATACCTTTTTGAAATCCTTCTTGCTATTTAATAATGAAGAATAAAGGTAGAACCTCTGAACAGGTTTAAGACCATCAATCATATTAGGAATAGCACGACTCTCAACGGTATACATTGCGAATGATTTCCATTCGTTAGAGGCAACCTTTGAGATTGGATAGTTATTACCCTTCAGCTCTTCTGTAAACATTTCTAAATTCATGCGAACATATACTCCTTTCTTAAACTTGAATCTTTACCAAACATCATCTGAAATACCGAAGCATCGTCAACAGTAACTGTATCATACTCAGGTTTATTAATAATGATATGGTATTCGTCTTCGGTTAAAGAACCTAGACCTTTAATATATCTATGATGATATCCACCGTTCTTTTTGAACGCTTGAGCATCTTCATAAGTATAGAACCACTTGACATCTTTTGCTTTGGTAGAGATCATAATAGGTGTTCTTGTAATCTGAACACGATTCTCCAATAACAGTCGAGGCCAAAATTTGTAAAAGAATGCAATTAGTAATGGTGATATATGTCCTATACCGTCATGGTCAGCATCTGTTAATGTGGCTATATATTTGTATGTCATATTATCCACACTGTCTGGATCGTTAATATCGAGACCCAGAACCGCTACTAATTCCGATAGTTCTTTGTTCTTTAATACTTCTGCAGGTTTCATATCCCAAGTATTCATAATCACACCACGAAGTGGAAAAGCTCCAATCGTATCAGGGTCACGAACCTTTAATAAGAATCCCATTGCAGAATCACCTTCCACAATTTTCAGAGTTGCATTGTCTTTATTAGCAGAGATATGTTTCGCAACTTTTACCTTACGTAACTTTTTCTGAGCCAAAGTAGCAGCTCTTCTATCGGCCGCTAGCTTCTTCGCAAGTTGAGCCTCAATGATTGGGTCAATAATATCAGGAGTATTTAATATCTTCTGCGCGAGCCACTCAGCATCACGTACCTGACAGATATCTAGGTGTTCCTTAATATTACCAATTGGATTAGTTAGACGTTCTTTCGTTTGAGAATCAAATTTAGGATTCACAAAGTTTCGAGCGAACATAACAAATGTAATACCACTCTTGATCGTAGTCTTAAGAACTTCGACCTTATGACGTCTTTTAATTTTGACAGTTAACGAATCAATAATAGTATTCATAAAGTGGTCAACGTAAGTACCACCCTGTCTTGTATTCACTCCGTTAACATAACTGTTAGTTCTGAACCCATCTTCCGAAGGTGCAATAAAGTAGGAAAGATTATTGGTCTTCTCCATGATTGCGATATCAGAAAACATTTCAGTATACTTCTTGAAGTTGTTAACCATGATCTTCTTTTTATTAAAGGAAAACTGAATCTCAGGAAATGCCATCTGCAAACTGATGAGTCGATCTTCTATTAATATAATTGTATCAAGTTGGTCCAATGAGTCAACCTCAAACAACTCAAAGTCAGGAACAAATGATACCTCAGTACCGTTCCCTGCTTTGTTGCCTGTCTTAACCTTCATGGTATCAGCACCGTCTTTACAGTCAAGTTGAATTGACTTTTTATTAGACCATGTTTTACCTGTGAATGATTTGGATAGGAAATTGGTTGCAGCTGAACCGACACCGTTAGTACCGATCGTAACTCGTTCGTCATCGAAAGAAGTACCTGCATTGACTTTCGTCCAAGCAGCAACAGGTCTTAAGATGTTTTCATTTGAAGCTTCGTCAAAGATCTTGTCTTGAGGAATACCTCGACCGTTGTCAGTGACCGTTACTTCGTTGTTATTAATAGATACATTAATCTTGTTTGCGAATTTGAAATTAGTACGGATAGCTTCGTCGATAGCATTATCGAGAATCTCGTCTACCATTTTTGATAGTGCAGGTACATAAGTAGCTTTCTTCCATTCTCCAAGAACGAATCTTTCGATCTCTTCCTTAGAAGCTGAGCCCATGTACATACCAATCCTTTCTCGAACATGCTGTCGAGCAGTTAGGATTCTGAACTGTTCAGTATTTTTTGTCAATTGTAATCTCCATCATCAACCACCATTATACCACAGTTAGGGGTTCATGTCAATAGTTAATTCAAATAAATGATCTGTCGTCAGGGCTGCATCTTTCCGAATCATGCCTTACCACCCTCTCAAACAATTCATTATGATACCATTCTACAACAGTTCTCAGTGAATGTCAATAGTTAATTTCAGTATCCCTCAGTTATCTATATATTGTATAAGGAGTGCTGGACTAAAATAATTTCAGAAAATGGTTGACAGATCCAAAAGTACTGTGTATAATAGACTTATCGTCTCTAATCAATAATAGAGTGTTAACATTAAAAGGAGTACATTATGGGATTAACAGAACAACAAATATCGCTGCTTGCGCAGCAATCCACCGTAGGTGGCAAACAAAGGTATACTGAATCACAAATCAGGGATATGGTCGGAGCACCATCAATTGAAGAGGATCAAATCTGCGGTTGCGGAGATCAAATCAATACATGTCCTGATGCTTACGAACATATGACGCATGGAGTCTAGTTATTAATAATTGTATCAATATAACGAAAAGTTCTAACAAATATGAACTTTTTATCATAAAACTATTGACAAGTCTACGAAACTAGAGTATAATGGTTGTATAAATTAAATCAATGGGAGTTGTTATGAATTTAGAAAATTACGAAATCAAACCAAGGTCGTCCTTCGTATCGACCAGTCTTCAAGGCTATATCACAGCCTCTTACGCAGATCTTGTTAAGGTCTTCGGTCATCCACAATGCACAGAATCTTCCGGTGACGGCAAGGTCGATATTGAGTGGGAGCTGAAGGTCGAAGATTTTGACCACAATGCAATACGTCCTTTTACAATTTATAATTGGAAAGATTACGACGGTGGTTATGAAGCAATGTCTAACAAAGAATACAGATGGCATATCGGTGGTACTTCAAAGATTGTATCTGCTTATGTTAATGAATTCTTTCAAAATGAAATGGAGGTAGCGTAACATGGCTAAACAAATGAGTTTCGAAGATATCAAAAAGTTCCTATTAAAGGAAAAGAAGAAGTACGACAAGCAAGAAGCTAATAAAGAACGCAGAGAAGCAGCAAAGAATGAACGTGCTACTGCCAAGTTAGCAAAGATGAAAGATTTTTCATTGTATTCAGATGATAAGTTTGATGCTGCTTCAGAGTTGAATTTTACTCAATCATATAGTGAGGGTGGATTTGACCCAGAATGGAACTAGTATTTACATTACTTAGTTTATTCGCGATGTTAGTCATTTTGATTGGCATCGTAAAGTTAGGATTAGGTATTCTAACATTTGTTTGGGATAATACATTCGTAAGTGTATTATTAATAATTACATGTTTTATATTGATAGGATATAACATATGAAAGTTTTTTTCTCGGGTCCACGTGACGGACAATTAGACATGAATCTACAGGCATCGGCACTGATGGCAGTTAAGTTATTCACAAAGAAGCTTAATATCCATCGACTCCGAACCAACATTCAAGTCAGGTTTCATCACAAGCTCTTTGTAGACAACTCCCACAGTGAGGGACTTTGCGAGTCTGTGGATTCGAGAAATTTTATTATAGACATCGCGTTGTATGGGAATTGGATGTCGACATTGGCTCATGAGTTAGTCCATGTGAAACAGTTTGCTCGAGGAGAGTTAACGGATAATCTCCAGTATTGGAAAGGTAAAGACCATTCCGAAACAAAGTATTGGGAACAGCCTTGGGAGAAAGAAGCTCGAAGGCTACAGAAGAAACTTATGAATGAGTATATGAGTGAGTTTGAAAGTTAATTGGAAATGCGCTCATAGCTCAATAGGATAGAGCAACAGCCTTCTAAGCTGTAGGTTCCAGGTTCGATTCCTGGTGGGCGTGCCAATTAAAAAAGAGGTATAAATAACCTATGAAGAAGAAGGAAAGAATACCGTTAAAAGGTGGAGAAGAATACGACGCTCTAACTAAAGCTCGCAAGTGGTATGTATATCTAACTCGCGCAGGTGTTGTGAAAAAGATTAAGAAACAGTATAATAAAAGGTTTAGGAAAAATGGCAAAGCAGAAGTTGAGAAATCCAGTCGCGAAGAACTGCAATAAGTTCAATAAACCTGCGACACACAAAGATCGTAAGAAGGCTGCTGCACGAGGTTATGATAAGTACAAACGTTATGTTAAGGAATAATATGGAAAAAACAACATGGTCTCCTCAATCTGAAATAGAGATGTTAAAGAAAGCTGTCGCTGAAGAGCAGCAACAAAAGTACGCGGCGTATAAAAGGATCGAGGAATTACAAAAAGAGATCGAAAAATTACGGAGGACATCTTAATGGATGCAAGCGAATTTTTTAGCTTATTAGAAAAGCATGATTGGTATTACAATTATTCAGATGATCACAGAGCTTGGGAGAAAGGAAAGAATGAATCCCATCGCTTACAAGCAATCATTCAAGAACATTCATTATTTACACGAATGTATTTGGCCTATTCAGATTATATGTTTAAGCCACTTGAAGAAAGAGAAGGTTTAGAAAGACCTCAGCTCAAGGATTTTTTAAATTGAGATTATTAGAAGCAAACTATGGAGATGTAAGAATCTTCTCTGAACGACCTTACGGTTATAAAAGGTATATCGTCGAATATGGTGACGGCAGAACCACTATGTACAGTGGGCTGTGGTATAAAATAGATAAAGTTAAAGAGCTTATTGAAGCACAAATTACAAATGGTTAGTACAGAAGAAATTAAAAAAGACATTAAGGAACAGTTCAAAGACAGTACAATGACAAGAACTGGTCGACTTGCGATGGAGCTTACAGCTGAACGAGCAAGATTAAGACAGGAGATGGAAGAATTACAGGTACAGGTTGAAGACCTCAGTCCTGCCACTCCTACGGGCACCCTTGATAGTTATATTAAATGGGCAGCAACGATACTTGCAGTCGTAGGAGTGTTTACTCAATCAGCAGGTTTTATTTTTATAGGTAAAGTTGCATATGCTTGTAGTTCTATTGCTTGGACGTATGTAGGACACTGTTGGAATGATAAAGCAATTATGATTGGTAGTGCAATAACAGGAACTGCTGTTTTATTAAACTTAACGGAATATATATGAGAGAAAAAGAAGTATTCGTATTTGACGTAGATGGAACACTAACAGATTCAAGACAACCTATATCTCCACAGTTTTTAACCTTTATGTTGACATTCTGTAAAGATAACGATGTATACCTCGTAACTGGATCCGATAGACGAAAGACCTTTGAACAAATAGGACCTATTCTATATGAGTCTGTCAAAGGAGTTTGGCAATGTAATGGAAATGAATATTGGGAAAAGAGTCGTAGAGTAAGTCAAAACGAAATGACAATTGACTATGAGTTTAAGAGTTATCTGGATAATCTTGTTCAAAGTACTCGTTATCCAATTAAGACAGGTAATCATATTGAAAAAAGAACTGGCATGGTTAACTTTTCAATTCCAGGAAGAGATAGCAACGATATACAAAGACAGCAATATTTTGATTGGGATTCGCAGAATCATGAAAGATCTTGTATTGTAAAGAATCTCAATCATGACTATCCTAAGCTTCATGCTTCAATAGGTGGACAGATTAGTATTGATATTAGTCCACGAGGAAATAATAAATCGCAAATCGCTGATATCCTAAATAAACAATATGAAACCATTCATTTCTTCGGAGACAGAATGGAGTTCGGTGGAAACGATTATCCTCTTGCATTAACAATAGAATTAAGTAAGATGGGAAAAACATATCCAGTCTCAGGCTGGAAACAAACATGGGAATTGTTAAATGAAAAAGAAAATTAAATATACACATCCAATGAAACCTGACGTAACGTTAGAAGTAGTTGGTATAGTTGAAAGAGTAGAAGGAGATACAACATACGTTCGTAGAATTGATAACTGTCTTGTTGATTTTCCTACTGCAAATATAACAGAAGAGACAAACATAGGATAATATGATACGTAGTGATAGAGGTGAAAGAAAGATAGATTGGTATGTCAAGTGGGCAGCATCTATGTTAGTTATGACAGCAATATGTGCAAGAGCCGCAGGTCCTGAATGGAGGGACATTGATTTAATCTCAGGCACACTAGGTATTGGTTTATGGTTATGGGTATCACTGTTGTGGGAAGATAGAGCACTTATATTATTAAATGGTGTTTCTTTCTTTGTACTCTGTGTTGGAATATTAAAAGAATTTGGACCACTTATGCAAAAGTTTCAATTGATTGCATGGTTGGTCGGATAAGGCCTGCCCTTGTAGTTTAACGGATAAAACAGTCGGCTACGAACCGACAACTAGAGGTTCGATTCCTTTCAAGGGCGCCACTATTGACATTCACTGAAAAGTTTGTTATAATAGACACTACTAAATCATTTGGAAAATATATTATGGAAAAGCCAGAATTACAAAACTTAATCACGGCACTGAAAAAAGGTGTTGTGACTGTTGTATTTAAAAAGATTAATACCGAAGAGATTCGTATTATGCCATGTACTATTAATGAAACGATTCTTGAAGAGAATGGCATTAAGGTTGGCATTAAAGATATAGATTCAGATTCAGATCACATTGCTGCGTGGGCAACTGATAAAGAAGCTTGGAGATCGTTTAGAATAAATACAGTTGTATCATGGGAAGTAGGCTTTCCATCAGGAGCAGTTAATGAGTAAGTGGCCTGAGTCCACGGAATGGCACGACGGCGAAAGAAAGGAATTTAGATTTGACAATGGATATATTATTTCTCTTGTTAGATTTACAGGCTCTTATGGTTGGAGAGATGGACTATGGGAGTTAGCAATTTTAGATGGAGATACTCAAGAGTTTGTAGATCCACCTATTGACATATTAAACGAGTATCCACAAGCTGACCCAGGGATCTATGGATTTTTAAATGATCCTGAAGCTGATAGGATAATACAAGCGGTGGAGAAGTTATGCCGATAAAATTAAAACCAAGCCAGGTGGTTAAAGATAGAAATACTGGTAAAACAACAATTCAGCATACATATGCAAAATCAATGCCGCTTATGGAATTATTAGATATGTATACAAGATCAAATACAGTACCTAAGGTTAAGCAAAAAGTTCGTAACGAGCTTGTTAGGCGCGGTGAATTGCATCCAAGTGAGAAGAAGTAAATGCTGAACTATTTAGATAAGTTTCTAGATAACTTGGCTATGTGGTCAATTAGAGGTCTTATTATAATAGGAATAGCCTTTTGGGTTGGATTAATTGGGGTAATGATATATGATGCTACGTTTAAAAGCGATGACATCGTAGGATATACAGATCATGGTATTATAATTCGCGAAAGCGATTTGGAAAAAGAAGATGAATAAGTGTAGTGAATGCGGAGTAACATACTTTACATCTCCATACCACACAAAGGACAAGCAACACATATTTTGTGGAGCACAGTGCAGTTTAACATGGCACAACAAACAGGAGAAAGATGATGAGTAGAGTAAGAACAAGTTCTATTAGAAAGGTACACAGTGGTGGTACAAACGAATCAGGCTCAGGTGGCCCAGACTCAATGTACGTTGTTGACCTTATTGAGAACGGCTCCGTCGTTGAATCAAGAAAACTTCCTGGTAAAAGCGAATCATACGCAAATGACGTTTGTGAGAACTGGGAAAATGGTTTGATCCAATTACTTGTAGACTAATAAATAGTTTTACAGTAAGAGGATTAATAAATGGGTAGACTCGTAACATCAGGCACAATTACCATGGACCAAATTCGTAATGAGTTTGGAGCAAGTGGTACTCCTGACATGGCAGAGTATTATCGAGGCGGCACCAATGCAGCTCGAGTTCATAGCTATGGATCAGGACACAACACTAATATTCCAACAAGCGGAACAATTAGTATGTCTCAATTCTATGGTGCTCATAGAGGTTGGTATCTGACCTGCGGACAAGTTAACTTCGGATCCTCAATAACAAATATCGGTTATTCAAATGGTGCAGCAATTCCTGCTATGGGTTCAATTAACCCAACAAATTATCGTGGAGCAACTGTCGTAGGTATTTATAGAGTAAGAACAACATTTAAAGGAACTCAGCATTCGCAGGTAATTTATTTACAAGGTCAATTACCAAGAAACTGGTTTAATAGATATACCGACGGTTCTTATACTTTATATACATCCAATGCAAGTTACTACAGCAACCCTAGCGCAAATAGAACACAATGGATTTGGGGATCACAATACGTTAGTAACCTTAACGGTGGTTATTCAAATGGTGCTAACATCTCACCGGAGTTTATACAGTAATGGCAATTAGTTTTGATATGATAACAGAGATTGACGATGTATCTTTTGATCGTATGTTTAATGACTGTATTGATAATATGAATGCAGGTTCCTATCCTTGGGAACTAACGCCTGTAGCAACAGGTACTAACGAAGAAAAGAGAGTCTTTATTAAAGCGCAATATCAAGGTTTTCTTGATGCTTCTGATGGTGTTGTCTTTGTATGTTCTGAAGATGGATATGCCTTAACAATTTCTAACGGCCTTGTAAATGGAACTCATTTTACTGGTGCAATGATATTAATAGGTAGAAATCAAGCAGGTAGTAAATCATATATGCATCACGTTGATTACCATACAGCAAGAGAAGCATTTTGGGATGATGTAAACTTTCTTACTTGGGAATTTCAAACATTAGGACCAAACACAGCGTTCTATGATCATGTTAAAACAGTATATGATGAAACAGTATCCACCGATCCAACATGGCTTACTGATGCAAGAACACGTAGAGGTAAAGACGAAGTTTCAATAACAGGAACCGCCATCCCAGGAACTGCTAATACTGTTATTGTACCTGAAGCTGAAGTCACTGAACATCAGATGGGTAATTCAAGTTTAAAAATAACAGTACACGAACAAATTGTCCGCGGAGAAGATCCTGCGGATGCTAACGACGACCCAACGGGTCAAATATGGATAGATGGTGTAGCAAACACCGTAGGAGAATAGATTATGAAATATAGAGGCCACAACGTTGAGGTATTAACACAAGCAAAGAAAGAAATTCTTGATAGAGTAGGCGAAGGATTTGGACCTTTTAATAAAGGACCTTTTGAAACATCTCTTGCTAAGATGGAAGGCGTTTTTAGAAAAGAGATTGTTAGTTATAGAGTCAAAGATGGTTATCTGTATAAAGAAACCGCCATCCGAGATTTTTCAGACGGCGATTATCATGACACTGTTAAAATCGAAACTTTACACTCCGTAGAGAAATAAAGAATTAGCGAGATCGCATACCTTTTACCCAGAGTGCTTTTGTAGCACAACGTGGACAAAGGGTAGTTCCATATATAAATGCAAAGTGTAATACAGGTCCTGTATAATTACATTTTTTTGTTTTACAAGTTATGGTTACTTTTTCGTCCATGCCTGCGCACCAAAGAACGCAGCAACAATACCAGCAACAGCAATAAAATATACTCCTGCCATATCGCCTAAAATGTCGGCTGCCTTTTCGTACCCAACAACATTAGATCCTATTACTAAAACAGGATATGCTAACATTCCATATAATGAGAACCATGCCATTTTTCTTTGAGCATCGCGCATTGCGTCAGCATCTTCAAGTTCTTTTCTTTTAAACTCTAAATACATTGCTTCTTCGGCTTTGGAAACTTTACCGTCTCCATTAGAATCAGCAGGATGGTGTCCGCTTGATTTTATTTCTTCACTCATTAGTCTTCCTTCTTCCAAATAGTCCATGCACCGTATGCAATAAGACCCCAACCAATTAAACTTGTTGGTATTAATATCATAACAATACCACCGCCAATAGCAACGGCACCGTCTAATGAAGTTCTTTCTCCTAGTCTTCCTTTAATCCAATCTAACATATTTTTCTCCTTTATTTTTAAAATCCTATTGATTCACCACAACCGCAAGAATTGGTTTCGTTTGGATTGATAATTCTAAATGATTCGTTCAATCCTTCTTTTACCCAGTCCAACTTTGCATCCTTAAAATACGGTTCGGACAATTTATCCATAACTATTTTAAACTTTCCGTAATCAGTTACAGTATCATCGTTACTAATTTCACGAGCATATTCAATAATATACTCAAACCCAACACACCCACCAGCAGTGACACCCAACCTAATATTGCTAGGTTGCGATCCTGCCGTTCTTTCAACCGCCTTAGATATTGCTGCATCGGTAAGTTCCATTACTTTCTTTTCTTTTCTATTTTATCAAGTCTTACGTTGATATCATCGATAAGTGATTTAAGTTCAGTTGTTCCGCCAGGAGCAACAGGAGGATGTGTATCAATTTCTAAATCTTGAATTCTATCTTCAAGTTCATCGATCTTATTTGTAATATGTGGATACTTTTTTCTCCAAGCAAAGGGATCTGATTCTAACCAAGTCCAACCCCATCTTATAGCCAAATACTCTAAGAAAGCATCAAATTTACCAACACCCCATAAAGCCATCTTTGTATCTTTAAACCAAAATAAGAATGCAGCACCTGTAATTGAGCCAAGGATTGCTGTATAAATCCATAGAGTATCGTCTGTCAGTCTCTCCAAAATGTCCATTAGTTATCCTTAGTATATTTTGTATAGTTATCCATTGAGTGGTCAGAAAGGCCGTCAAAAGGTTTTAAATTGATCCACGAAGTAGCAATACCTCGTAGTTTATCTTTTAACTTTCTCCACCAAGCAAGGTTCTTAATAATACCGTTGTAGTTAAAATACATAACTTGGCCGTGATGTCGGTAACCCATAAACCAAGGTGGTATGACAGTGACTAAATCATTGTTATTTACAAAACGATAATGTTCTAGGTCAGCGCATTCTTTAACAAACGCAGCATTACCAACTCTTGGTGATCCAAAAGTATATAGAACGGGTTTATATTCAAGTAATCTTGAAGCAGCAATTGTTGCCATTGCTCCACCTAATGAATGACCACATATGCTGATTCTTTTTTCTCCATGCTTAACTAATACTTTAATAATATCATCCCAGATATCATCTATTTCGTTTTGGAATCCATTGTGTACCCAACCACCAACCTGAGCTTTATCAGGCCAAATGTTGAGATCAGCTTTAAGATCGTTGAGTTCGGTTGGTTCAGTACCACGGCAACATAAAACAAATTCTTCTTTGTTCCATACACAATGAGCTTGTGCGCCGTCATGGTCAATAAATTTATGACCTGTATAACCTAGATTTTTGAAGAAGGGCTTTGCTTCCTTTCCATCTTCATAGGCAATCTTTGCCATTTCGGCTTTCTTTTCAGCCTCACCTTTTACATCACAAAATTGTACTTTTTTGTTCATAAGCGCTCCTACTGCGATATATACAATTGTGTTCAGTTATTATTTATAAATAGTTGCAGATAACAAAGACTTTATTATTAAAAACAGAGGTGAAAGAAAATGTCAAACAATCTAAAAGAATTAACAAGAGCCCACCACGATAACGCAGAAAGAACCGAGTTCGCAGATATGTTATTAGGCGGTGGTATCAGTCCAAGACTGTATCAAGAATATTTACACGCACAATTACAAAATTACATGGTCCTAGAGAATGCAGTTGAAATTCCAATGGAACTTGAACCAATTTTTAGATCTACTCAAATTGAAGAAGACCTTCAAGAATTAGAAAATCTATTTGATCTTGAAGAAATCGAAGATCATTTTCAATCAACTGTTGAATACGGTAAGCATATTGAAACATTAATAGAAGACGATGATAACGATGCTTTACTTGCTCATTTATATGTAAGACACTTTGGAGATGCTCATGGTGGCCAAATCATTAAGAAAGGTGTTCCTGGTTCAGGCCAGATGTATGAATTTGAAAATCGTAGAGAACTAATACAAGGTGTTAGAGAATTACTGCATGACGATATGGCCGACGAAGCAAAGATATGTTTTGAATACGCAGAAAGATTATTTCATGATCTCATAGATAACTATCAAAACAATACAGCAGAATACGACTCACAAGGTTCAGTTATGTCTAGACAAATGAATCCTTGGGGTGAAGACGGTGATAGTTGATAGTCCACTCTTTGACCAATTAAGAAAGTTATCAGCTACTTTAATTAACGAATTTGACGACTCTATGACAAGAGTCGAGAATCCTAAACATACGGCTGACCTTGAAGGTTGGCAAGATTACTTTTGGGAATCATCAATAATTCGTAAAGCTCATTTAAAAACAATTGAACCTGTTGGTAAAAATAAATTGTGGCTAATGCATATCAATATATTTCCACAAGAACATATTGATTTACCAATCTTCGGTTTAGATATTGTTGCGAATCCTAAAAAGATTAGTGGTTGCTTTTGTGACTACTCTCCAACTGATCCTGGTCATAATGATCATCATCCATATATGATTAAGTTTAAAACTGCTACTGAAAAGTTTACTTGGACAAAAGAAAGAGTAATGCCAGACTGGGCATTAGAGATATTTTCAGAAAACATTATAGGTGCAGGATCAATTCGCACAGGCGAAGAAACAGAGCAACTCGTTAACATGGCTTTGGAACTTTCAAGATTTTATACAATGGAGATGGGCAATCCTCAATACACTAAGAGATGGATTAATACTCTCGAAAGGCAAAATAAGTATTGTGAAAAACAAAAGCTAAATAGAATGCTTCATAGTTCAATTTTAGCGATGGGAATATCGGAAGAAAGAAAGAATCAGTATGTAGAAAATGTTCTCTTTGAGGAAGTTTAACATATAACGAAATGTAATATAATCTATTACTAAATATACTGGATATTTATTACATATTTATTACAATATCTCTTCAAGTTTGTATATATAGAATCGTATAGGATGGTGTTACCTCTAGTATCAAATTGAAACTGAAAAAAATCTCCTATACGATCGTAAAACTATTGACATAAACCATCAATTAGTTTATAATAGAACCTGTAGAAACAAACCGACCTAGGAGAAACACAATGATAGCATTAGTATGCGTGGAGATGGAGGGTAATGAAAACAATTAACGCGACCTTCGACCAACTTAAAGAAAATAAAAAAGTATGCCTATTTTGCGATATGGCAAATATGACTTTTCAACTTACATTCCCAATAGCCATTCCCTTCATTATCATAGCCTTTAGTTCAAGTTATTAAAAATAACTATTGACAAGACAAAGGAACTGTGGTATAATATATCGGTCAGGTCGGCTTATAGCCCGCTTGGCCGAGTTTCTAAATAAACTAAAATAACTATTGACATACGGTGTCAATTAGATTATAATATAGGTATACATGTCAAAAAAGAAAACAACAGATGGAACCAATGAAATGGCAGTAGTAGCACTAACGCCTGATAAAATACATCATGAGATTAGTAGACATATCTCTCGAGGAGTACCTTATATTGATGCGCTCGTTGACTATTCCGAAAAGAATGGCATTGAGATTGAAACAATTGCTCAGATAGTAAAGAAGAGTTCGGTGTTGAAAGAAAAGATCCGAACGGAAGCAGTTGACTTGAGAATGGTGAAAAGAGAAGATGAGTCAAAAGATATCACAGACTATTGCGAATGATGATTCGTTTGGTGCATACGTTAAGTTCCTTGCACTAAGAAAACATTTTACAGCAGACAATTACGATTACTTTAAATATAACGGTAAAGTCAGAGCAAACTTTGACACGTTTATATCCAGAAACGATGCATATTCTTTCGCGAAATTATCGAAAAAAGATGACGTTGAAGGGTTAATTTTGAGTAATATTTTAATAAATAAATCATGCTGGGTACGCGATTTGCTTGATAGCGAAGGCGAGGCCAGACATACGAATTGGAGGAAGAAGATAGAATCATTAGGTTATATCTTTAAATCCGAGCTTGCTCATCTTAATGATGAATACAAGCAAAACTTTATATCAAGAGATGGGCAGCATCCGTTGCTTATGACTTTGTTATTACAAAGGAAGATTAGTTTAGAAACATTTACTATTCTTGCTCACAGTGCGAATATATTTTCATACTGGCAAGAAAAAGTAGTTGACAAACACGTATCTTTTGATATAATAAACAAATCGCGAAAGTATAAACCCTTTCTCGATTATAACGAAGAACGATTCGCGGCAATTGTCAAAGATCGTTTTAGTATTTAATACTACGCAATATAACGCTATATACACAGGAGAAAAATTATGGCACTAACAGACTTCTCTTCATTGAAGAAAAATCGCTCGAAGACTCTAGATAAGTTGAACTCTCAACTTGAAAAGATATCTTCAAAATCATACCAAGATCCTAACGCAGGAAAATTCTGGAAACCAACAAGAGATAAGGCAGGTAATGGCTTCGCAGTCATTCGTTTCCTTCCAGCCTCTCAAGGTGAAGAAATGCCTTTCGTTAGAATTTGGGATCACGGTTTCCAAGGACCAACAGGACTTTGGTATATCGAAAACTCGCTAACCACATTAAACCAGGATGACCCTGTATCAGAGTTTAACTCTAAACTTTGGAACAGTGGTGTTGAGTCTGATAAAGAACAAGCACGTAAACAGAAGCGTAGGCTGAAGTATACTGCTAATATCTTTGTTGTTAAAGACGCAGCAAATCCTGAGAATGAAGGGAAAGTGTTCATGTATCAGTTTGGTAAAAAGATCTTTGATAAGTTGAATGATTTAATGAATCCAACTTTTGAGGACGAAGAACCAACCAATCCGTTTGATCTATGGGAAGGTGCAAACTTTCGTTTAAAGATCAGACAGTTTGAAGGTTACCCAAACTATGATAAGTCTGAATTCGATCCAGCATCTCCATTGTCTGATGACGATGCCGAGTTGGAAAGAGTTTGGGGAGAACAGCATTCTCTACAAGAATTAGTATCTGAAAGCAACTTTAAGTCGTATTCAGATTTGAAAACTAAATTGTATAGAGTACTTGATCTGCAAGCTGATGCACCAGTTGCTGAAGCAGCACCAATGGCGGCAGCCGCCGTTGATTCGGATCTGGATTTAAGTGGACTATCTAACGATACCTCTGAACCAGTAATGGAAACAGCAGAATCTAATATTGGTTCTTCCGCTGATGATGATGACCTTAGTATATTCAAGGAATTGGCACGTAGTTAACAACTGTGGGGATCTTCGGGTCCCCTCTTTTAAGGAGGTCTTATGACTATTGAAAAAGAAACAACCATTCTCGATTTCGATTTTGGTTTCACAGCTGTTGACGCTGATGAACTAGAAGTAGTTCAACAAGCCAAAGAAGTTGCTACAACTTCAAACGCTACCGCAGAATCTAACGCAGCGAAAGCTCAGTTATTGTATGATGCAGTAGTTCCTTTAATAAACAACTTAAAAGCAAACCCAGAAAAGGATTACATATATTGGCCAAACCGATATGAGAAACTTGATGCGTTTGCCGATAAGTTACATCAAATTCTAAGTGGAGAATAAAATATGAGTTTACTCGATAAAATGTTGAAGGCAGGATCAGTAAAGCAGGCAGCTGCTCTAAGTGATTCAGCTTTCTTTAAAGATAAGGATCCTATTCAAACAGAACTACCAATTGTAAATATTGCATTCAGTGGTTCGTTGAAAGGTGGTCTTATTCCAGGTCTAACAGTTGTAGCAGGAGAATCTAAAAGTTTCAAAACTTTACTCGGCTTATACTGTATGAAGGCTTATTTGAAAAAGTACCCGAAAGGTGTTGCTTTGTTATACGATTCTGAATATGGTATTACACCAGAATATTTGGAATCTTTTGATATTGATACTAGTAGAGTACTTCATATTCCGATTGAAGATGTTGAACAATTAAAGTTTGATATTGTTGGTCGTTTGGACGAAGTTGCTAAAGGTGATAACATAATGGTAATGATTGACTCAATCGGTAACCTTGCTTCGAAGAAAGAAGTTGAGGATGCTCTGAATGAAAAATCAGTTGCTGATATGTCGAGAGCAAAAGCTCTTAAGTCATTATTTAGAATCATTACACCTAGACTGACTACAAAGGATATTCCTTGTATCGCAGTTAACCATACATATAAAGAGATTGGGTTATTTCCTAAGAACATTATATCAGGCGGTACAGGTATTTACTATTCTGCTAATCAGATCTTTATTATTTCTAAGGCTCAAGAAAAAGAAGGTACCGACCTCGCAGGTTGGAAGTTTACTATCAATATCGAAAAGTCAAGATATGTAAAAGAGAAAGCAAAGTTACCGTTCAAGGTATTATATGATTCAGGTATTCAAAAGAATAGTTCCTTAATGGATCTTGCGATTGAATCCGGTCATATTCAAAAAGCTACTCAAGGTTGGTATAATCTAACTGATCTAAGTACTGGAGAAATTATTGAACCGAAACGTAGAGGTAAGGATATTGAAGATGATGATGAATTCTTCAAAGAATTATGTCAAAACGAATCGTTTGGTAAATATGTAGAACGTAAATATAAACTTCAAAACGTGGAGGGAAACAATGCTCGAGAAGACGATCTTATCGAATCTGATACTGAATGAGGACTATTGCCGTAAGGTATTTCCATATTTAAAAGAAGATTACTTCGATGACACCGTACTTCGCAAAGTATTTGAAACGGCTTCCGAGTACATGGAAAAGTACAAGGAGCCGCCTTCACTTGAAGCTTTAAAGATTGCTGTTGATAAACGTAAGGATCTGAACGAAGATACGTATCAAGGTGTCCACCAATTAGTTGACAGTATGTCAGTTGATGCTGATACCAATATGGAATTTTTGGTTGATGAAACAGAAAAGTTTTGTCAAGACAAAGATCTATATAATAGTATACGTAAAGCAATTCTTATTCTTGACGATCAAGGTAGCGACGGAATGGACAAAGGAGCAATCCCAGGGTTGCTCTCCGATTCTTTAGGTATCAACTTTGACCAATCAGTTGGTCATGACTTCCTTGAAGATGTTGATGATCGTTATGACCATTATCACAGAGTTGAAGAACGTACACCGTTTGACATTGAAATCTTAAACAAAATTACAAAGGGTGGCATACCTCGTAAATCTATGACTGTACTGTTGGCGACGACGGGTGGTGGTAAGTCTTTACTAAAATGTCACATGGCAGCAAATCATTTAATGTATGGAAAGAACGTTCTGTATATTACAATGGAAATGGCTGCTGAAGAAATCGGCCGTCGTATTGACGCAAACATTATGGATATTACTCTCGACGAAGTTGCTGAAGTACCTCGTGATGTATTTGAGAAACGTATGGCCCGATATAAAACAAAGACATCAGGCAAACTGGTAATTAAAGAATTCCCAACTGGTTCTGCTCATAGTGGTCACTTCCGACATTTATTGAATGAGTTGAAACTTAAAAAGAATTTTACTCCTGACGTTATCTTTCTCGATTACTTGAACATCTGTTCATCAGCTCGAGTAAAAGGTGCGGCAGCTGCAAACAGTTATACCTTAGTCAAATCAATCGCAGAAGAAGTTCGTGGATTGGCAATGGAATATAATTGTGCAGTCGTTACTTCTTCTCAATATAATAGAGATGCGTATGGTAATTCCGATGTTGATCTAACAAATACATCTGAGTCAATGGGTATTACTCATACTGCAGATTGTATATTAGGTTTGGTCAGTTCTGAATACCTTGATGAAATGAATCAGCTGATGATTAAACAGTTGAAGAATCGTTGGGGAGATATCAGTTACTATCGTCGATTCCTTGTAGGTATTGAAAGAGCAAAGATGAAGATCTATGAACTTGAAGATTCTGCTCAAGAGAATATCAATTTAGATGGACCATCCGGAGGTGGTGGCCAACCAGGAAAAAAGAACTCGTATGATGACGGCCCTGTCTTTGATAAGACCGATATTGGTATGAGACTAAATAAACGCAAGCCTGGTGGGAAGAATGTCTTTGGAGATGTAGAGTTGCGATAGACTGTTCTGTATAAATAAACTCTAGATATATACACAATTATAGGGTAAATAATGAAACGATTTAGTTCATTTATTGCAGAAGCTAGTTTTCTTAAACCTGATTACGTTATAGGACATAAAATAATGTTCAACGGAAAAGGCTTTTCAGAACTTGAAGGACTAGGTTATAAGAAAGGCGATGTATTTGAAATCGTCGGAGCTACTACAGCAATAAAAACATTTGGTTCTGCTGACGGTGCTGAAGAGAAATTTCTCAAAGGCCCTGATGGAAAAGTACTTCATATGAAAGGCGCAACTGGTTATAAAGCCAGTTCGTTTACTCACGTTAAAGAATCAGGTTCTCCACCTACTGGAGCTGAATGGGAAGATGTAATTGTTTACGCTTATAATAAACACAATGGTAAATCAACAGACCCTGAGACTGAAGAAGTTGCATTGAAGTTTAGTAATTATATGGATGTTGCTGATAAGATCGCAAAAAACTTTAACAGTCAATTAAAGGCATCTCAATTAGTTCAAACAGGTAGAGGTATTGGTTCTGTTAACTTAGGTCCTATATGGAAAGAAGTTGGAGCAAAGAACAAAACACCAAAGACTGATATTGCATCTTCTGATTTTAAAGAAAAGATATCATTAAAGAAAGAAGGTGGTTCTCAACTTGCTTCACCAACAAAGGCAGAAGCAATCGCAATCGTTAAAGCCGCAATGGCAGAAATGGGCGAAGATAGAAAAATGGCAGATAAGTTAATTTCTACAATGGAAACTAATATGTCATCTTTAGTATCAAGAACATCAGCTGGTGAATTACGTAAACAATCAAAAGCTGGTGTAAAGACCGATGCAGTGATTGATTTCCAAGCAAAAGACAAAGGTAATAGAGAATTAACTAAAATGCTCGAATCCCTTATCAACCAAGACACCGCAGTTAATGCTTTATTTAGTAAACATATTGTACTTGAGGCAGCAACTGGTAATCATAAATTTGGAAGCGCAGGTTCTAAAGCTGCAGCCAATCTTTTAGGTAAGTTTAGTTTAACAGGTACTATTGAAGTTCAGCCTATTAACAGTATCGCAGATCCAATCATTATTAAATACGCACAAACAGTTAAACCTGTCGTTTCATTTAAGTCAGGCGGCGGCGGAGCTCCTGCTTATTCAGCATTACGTTTAGGTATTAAAGAAGAAGAAACATTAAGAGGCATTGTGTTATCTGAAATGGAACAGCTTGATGGTTTATTATTAACAGAAGACTTTCTATCAGAA